TAATTTTTAATCGTGCTTGGTCCGACATCATATTTTTTAATCTCCTGTGCCCACTTCGTTCCTGTCTGCCAGACTGCATCTATCGTAGCACTACCAATCAAATTGATTATATAGTTCGATACTGATACTGCCTTTGCTAAGTTAATAAGATCAGGTTCTTGTTTAGTCTTAGGGTCAATATAAAATCCTCCTAATCCTGCAGCACCAACAACCTTAGGTGCTATTGCTGCCAAGTCATCTACAATTTTTTTGTATGCACCATACCTTTCACCATCTTTCTTGCCAGCAATACCTTTGAGATCAATCTTCATTTTTGAAAGAATCAAACATGCAGTCATCAATTCATGAGGATCTTCTCTCTTACCACCAGCACCATTAGAAAGACCTTTAGATGCAAATACAATCTTGATAGTGGGTTTTTTCCCTTCCTTAGCGCCACTGATAACATAGGATTGTAATCCAGACAAACTACCAATAACTTTTTCTTCAAAGCTCCACTCCCATACTCCTTCGAGTTTTAGAACTTCTCGAATATTAGTAATAATATTTTCTTGATTCTCTTCAACAAATTCTTTAATCTTTCCACGTAACCAATTTCTTTCAGTCTTTACTTTGATACGAGGAATCAAACCTAGAGTAGTACCAGAAGGAATCTTCACCATTTCTGTAGATGATGAATCCCAAGTATCAATCTCTCTATCTCCAGATGTAGATACAGAATCAAAAAACTTTTTAAGACTATAAGGTCCCTTAAAAATCTTATCAAGATTGTCTTTTAAGTCTTGTGCGACAGTCATTCTACTCTAAAAGATCGTCCAAACTATTTATTATACATCTCCTTCTTGACGATTTTCAGAATAGTGTGCGTCAAACTCTCCACCAGGATAGCGAGACTTGAGTTTGTCGATGTTCATTTCAATGATCTCATCTAGGTCAGTTCCCAAACCCATACATGCTTGCATAACATACCACATGATGTCACCCAATTCACGCTTCATATGAAACAGATTTTCATCATTGACAGGTTTGCCTTGGAAGACAATCTTCTTTACAATCTCAGTGAATTCACCTGCTTCTGCAGACATACCTACAGCAGCAGTAAGCAATCGCTCGGCAGGAAATCCAACACCCTCCAACTCTTGAATACGATAAAGGAATGCTTCGTGGTCTTTGCTTTGTTGCGACGTGACCGCATCGACAAATTGTGCATACTTCTTAGGATCAATCATACTTAAGTTCTTGAAAGGATTTTTTTGCTGTGAAACGTTTTACTAGATCTGCTTTGTCTTGTTCTTGACCAGCATCAACTAGGTCCTCTTGTGCAGATTCCTCTACATCATACAACCTCATCTTCGCTCTGTCAATCCCTATGCAGAATCGTTTGTTCATTGTCGGATCATTATAACGATTCTTAAGTTGCTTGACCATAAGTTGATTCATGCCCTCAAGCTCCTCCGTGCTAATAAGGGCAAACATAAGATCAGCAGTAGCAGGGAGACCAAAGGATTCACTAGTGTCAGTAATGTCAACATCAGTGCTACCGAAACCTGAACGAGTGGTTTGCGTAGCAGATACAATAGGTACGTTACACTCAACTGCCATACCCCTAAGTTCTTCTGCGATCGATTTAACGTAGGTGTAGGAGTTAACAACGCTTCCCTTATATCTCTGGGAAGCACAGATATTGAGGTAATCCACAAAGATAATATCGGGTTTAATGCTCCGCTTAAGAGCAAGATCAGAAATGAGAGACTTAAAATGTCCGACATGTGCAGATGCTGTAGGGTATTCTTTAATTATAAGTCTTCCTTCAGTCTTACTGGAAAGGTTTGCAATCTTCTTTTTGAACATTGACTTAGGAAGATCACCAAGTTTCTGAATATTAATATTCAAAAGGTTGGCGTCAATACGTTCTGCAATCTTTTCTTCTGCCATCTCACAAGTAATGTACAAAACATTCTTACCCTGTAGCAAACATGCAGATGCAACGTGACACATAAACAAAGACTTACCAACACCCGTGCCAGCAAGAGCAATGTTCAGTGACTTATTGACCATACCACCTTTGGTGATCTTATTAAAGAACTCAAGATCAAAGGGAATCTTATCCTCCTTTCGGTGATAGTAATCGAATCGATCTTCAGCATTGTCCATGTAGTCATGACCAACATTCTGATCAAATCCTACTGCTAACGCTTCCGAAAGAATCTGAGGAATAGCGCCTTTATCTTTCTGGGAGTCTTGCCCGTCAGCAATCTTGACACTCTCCATAAGAGATAGGTAGATCGCACGCTCTTGACACCACTTTTCTGTAGTATCAACGAGCCAGTCGTGGTCTGCGGGATCATCGGAAAGGACATTTAGAACCTGGATAACTTCTTTAAACTGCTCCTCAGTGAGGTCAGTTCGTTCCTGACATTCTATACCAATTGCGTTCAGACTGGGACACGCATCATATTGACTTATGTATTCATGAACTTCTAAGAAGATAATCTTATACTCTCTTGCTTGGAAGTAATCAGATTTAATGAAAGGCAATACCTTTCTCATATATCTCTCATTGTAAATGAGATTGCTCAGGATTGTAACTTCTAGATTCATAGGTAGTGCAGATAAGTTCCGAAAATGTATTTGGATCCTATGGTTACGGGACGACCAGCATGGCGGTACATCCAAGTTGGAGGGAACACAAGTATTCTACCACACTTTGGAGTAATGGAAAGGTCTAGTTTTGGAAAATCTGTAGTTCCACCCTCTTCCACTGCATTAAGATACATCATGACTACCAGGAATCTTCTAGAAGAACTGTAGTCACCTACATCAACGTGATCATCAAACTCGTCTTTACCATTATCCAAATATCTTTTGATTCTATACTCTTCAAAACAATACTTGGCAGGAAAGTCAACACGAAGATCTAATTCATCCATGTACCTATTCACTACCTTGACAAATTTGTCTTGGGTTTTTTGTTGTATCTCCATCCAACGACTATTCCTATCATTATACTGTTGAGATACATTCAACTCTGTAAATGTAGGACGCTTTGCCCTGTCTATAGGGTTATGATTATGACCTTCAAATTCAAAATTGGCAATAATATCAAGGCAAAACCCTATATCAATTTCATCATCATAGACTTTGATATAGTCAGTAAGACTATTTGCCATAACGGAACTCCTGCCCTGCTGCTTCATCAAGTGCTTGCATCACTTCGGGGGTGAAATATTTTTCGGGATCAGCAAGAATAGACTTAGGATAAACATTAGATCCACCAACACTGATACGATTCCCTGACTTCTCGAAGACTCCGTACTTGATACCCAGTTCCAATAATCCGTAATAGCGGTCAAGTCCACGATCGTAGTAAAGACGTGTTTCAACCTGTGAATTCTCCTTTGTCAATCTAGACTTGTGTGCTTTACATCGAATAATATTACCTACAACTTCTGTGCCATCCTTTTCTTTCTTCTTAGACAGATAGATAATCGTAGAAGATGCATACTTCAGACCACTACCACCACCCATTTCTTTCATAGGAACATAAGATCCAATCACATCATAGGTATGATTGGTGACTAGCATAGGCACATTTGCCTTACCTAGTTTCAATGTTAACACACGGAATGCCCCTTTAATCAACTGAGATTTTGTCATATCACGAACCTGCTTATCATTCGCAACATCCTCAACCTCTTTGTTGCTCGCAAGCATGCCCAAAGAATCAAGAACAAACAGCATGGGTTGTCGATCTGCTTTGTCTTGCTCCATATACTTGTCAAGGATACGGCACGACTGAGTACGAAATTCTTCGATAGTAGATACAGGTACGATCATCATACGATCAGATGGGATACCTCGGTCTTCAATCATCTGCCTAGAAATAGCAGACTCTGACTCAAAATAAATTACTCCAGCATCAGGATTTGATTCAAGAAAATGTTGGACAATCCCAAGACAAAAGAAAGTCTTACCAGTAGAAGACTCCCCTGCGATAGCAGTGATCTTGTTAGAGGGGACACCTCCGTAGATTGAACCACTAACCAGAGCATTGAAAATGTAACTACCAGTATCAATGTAGCCAGAAGTATCTCCTGCTGCGACACCATCGCTAACAAGTCCTGCATACTCATTGTCGATCTCCTTAACCACATCCTTTAAAAAATTCACTCTTTGACCTCTAATAATGTTGTGATATGTTGCGAACGTTTCATGGCACGTTCAAACCACTTGGCATCTTTCAAATCATCAAAAAGTTTTTCTTCTCTGGATGCACCAGCACCGAATGCTTTTTGATATGATACGATAAATTTTGTTGTCATCCGAATAGGAACTCCAGTGATGGTACTTTCTCAGGTTGCCACCCAATAGTATCCATAATAACTTTGATAGGATCTAGGAAACTCTTTGAGAATTGTAAGTCATAGTCCACCTGTTTGTCAAGTGCAAACTCCTTGGGAAACGTATTCAAATAACTGATTACGTTCTCACCAATTTTGTTAGGTGTTTTTAAATACACAAACTTAATCTTCTCTCCGTCCTGAATTAAAGGATACTTATGAGTTAGTTTGTTCTTCTTGTTATGGAAGTTGTATAGCAATGCTCCTCGGACATGAATGGGTGTGCCTTTGCTATAGATCGTCGTGGGATTCGACCACTTATTTATACCGTTGCATCCACGAGGGAATGATATATCTTCAACAGGCAATGATGAAAACTTATCTCTAAAGTCTGCAATAAACTTCTGTGCTGCCTCCTCATCCTGGTTCATAATCACGACCAGACAATCCTTAATGGATGTTCTACATGCAGCAGGAGTCGAGGACTTAACTGCTTCAATACCCATCATCTTGAGTTTAGGTTTCTCATAACGAACACCTTCACTATCCCAGACATTAAGAATGTATCTCTTCTTAGCAGTCCAGATTCCTTTCTCAGCGATGTTCTCTCGCTTCATGACCATCTTCTGATCATAAGCACCAACGTATGATGCTAGTTCTTGATACGATTTTTCAATGAACGGTTCTATTCTTTCTTTGCATGCTGAGTCGATGAAGTTAACGATTCTTTCTGCACGAACATCCTGTGAAGGGAATACAGAACTGACAAGTAAATCAAGACAGATGTAAATGCTATCAGTATCAGAAGCGATAACATAATCATGATCCTCTGTTTTAAGTAATTTGTTTAGGTAAGTATTTACCTTGCTCTCAATCCATCTAATCGAGACTTGACCCGAGAGGGTAATTGCCTCAGCATTTGCCAGATTGTAATACCTGAAGTATTGGTTTCCGATAGCACCATAGGCAGAGTTGAGTTGGATCTTTCTTGCCATTTGGATATTGTTGAATTTTGATATATCCTTTTGTAGTGCCAGGGTTTCCTTAGGTGTGGTGGCATGCTCAAGAGCTTGCTTAGACTTAAGCATTCTCTTCTTGTATATGGTCCGTTCATCATAGATTTTCTGCATCATTTCTGGTAGGAACCCAAGTATATCCTTACGATACTGAGCACCGTTAGCACATACGCAATACTTCCCATCAATATCTAGTTCTTGATTAAGTATCTTATCAACAGTAGCCGATGGGTGCCTTGATTCGAGTAACGTCTCGGGTGAGATGTTGTACTGCATAATGAGATGAGGGTAAAGAGAGTTAAGGTCAAAAGACACAACCCAATTATAGAGTCCAGGTTTCGGTTCCTTGACATATGCTCCTGCATATTTTTCATCTTTTTTCTCCCCCCGTTTCTGGGGAACAACGACATTGCGATCCTTTAGGTAGTTGTAGATCATAGTGTCCCACATACGGACCTGACTATAGACATCTTCAAAATTTACTTTTGCATCATACGCCATCGTAATAGCGAGCTCAAGTAACTTCATCTTGTCTTCCAATCGGTCAATCAACTCAACGTCTTGGATGTTGTATTCCATGAACTTCTGCCAATCACTGGTGTAGAAGTCCTTGAAGTTTTCATATTCAGAGTGATCAACTTTTCTCTGCCCCAATTCGACGAAAGCGATATGGTCAAGTCTGTAAGACGCTTGATTTGAGTATGTAAACTTTCGATATAGATCCAGGTAGTCAAGGATATTGACACCAGAAATATCGTAAGCATAATTTTTACGACCTTGGACATAGATCTCCCTCTCATTTGCACGGTTCCAAGGAGACAGACTCTTCATCCATTTCTCCCCAAGCACACGATTAATCCTACGAGCAATATAAGGAACGTCATACAGATTCACGTTCCAACCCGTCAAGATATCAGGTGTATTCTGCACCCACCACCCAATGAAGTGGTTCAGCATTTCATTCTCTGTCCAGAAGATGTGAGTCTCAACTCCCTCAGGTGCTTCAAACTCACGGGTTGCCCAACTGTAGTATTTCTTTGTCACCATATCTTTGATAGTGATAGACAGCATTTCTTCTGCTGCCTCTTCTACATTAGGGAATCCATTCTCACACTGGACCTCAATGTCAAGTGCATAGATCTTCATCTGTTTAAGATCATAGTTTACTTCATCAGGAAACTCCTGAGAGATGAACTGATAGACATACCGTTCATATCCATGAACCTTAAACCCTTCTACTCCTTGGTATTGTTGGATGAAGTCTCTTGCTTCTCTAGCAGTGTCAAACTTAATAGGTCTAACATAATCACCATTCAGAGTACGATGCTTCTCCTTCTTATTAGAAGGGACAAACAACGTAGGCGAAAAATGGGCACGAGATTGGACTGGTCGTCCGTTCTCATACCCACGATAAAGGATAGTATTTCCTGCTAGTTGAACATTCGTATAGAATCTACCCATTGACTTTTTTGTACTCGTCTGCGATTTGTTCTGACGGTTCTACTATAGTAAAAAGTGCTTCACTTGTCAAGAACAAGTCACGTTGTGACGAATACAATGGATACTGCTCAAGAGCACCACCCTCTAGGACGCGATAACATCCCTCTATTAACACAGCAGGTTCTTCATCCAACTGCGTAACTGTACCAATTAAATAATCACTCAGATTCCCGTTCTTCAGCAGGATTATCTTCAGATTCGATTCCATGAGTTGCCTCCACAAGTTCTTGATATTTTTTGAGTACATCGTCATGTGTTTCGTATGCACTAATGATCTCATCATATCGGATGATGAGTTTTTGCTCTTTCGCTAGAGGAGCGTATGGTTCCATAGTAATCTCAGGGTTACTGATCTTATGAATGTTACCATCGTCATCCTCAGCAGTCATTCCTTCTGAGACCCAAACAATATAGGGACAGATTAATTGATAACCAAGAACTTTTGATTCTCCTTGTGCGGAGATTTCTCGAATGTCACAAATGACATCCTCACCGTTTCTTGTTCTTACGATTTTTACGCTCATAACTCCTCCGTGAAATTTCTGTTGCTGATTCTTTGATGATGTCTTTCAGGACTTTAAAGTCTGAGACTTCTTTTTGCTCAGCAATAGGTCTAACATAACGCATTATATCATCCAAGTAGTTTGCTGGCAAGTCTAATGTTAGGAGATCTGATTCTCCATCGTAATTATTCGGTTTTAGGTTTAGGTAGATGTTCATACAAACCTCAAATAAAAAAAGACCCCTCGGGGTCTCTTTAGTTGTATATTATATAGCGATCAATAAAGAGATTCTTCTTGCTCACTCACAATCACAACATCAGAAGTAGGATAAGCTACACACGTAAGGACAAATCCTGATTCAAGTTGATCATCATCAAGGAAGGATTGATCTTCCTGGTTAACTGTACCACTTTCAATTTTACCAGCACATGTAGAGCATGCACCTGCGCGACAGGAGTATGGCATATCTACCCCTGCTTCTTCAGCGCCATCTAAAATGTAGGTATCTTCGGCACATTCAAAACTAGTGACAGTGCCATCTGGCTGTTTAATAGTTACGTTCATTGGTTATGATTGACACAAGCATCATTATATATCATACATCAGTAAGAGTCAATAGTCCATGTTCCCACCATAACTTATACAGATCTTTTTGTTTTCTGCTGATGATCTACACCACTGTCTCACATAAGAATCTGCATCCTTAGTCATTTCATAGTGAGCATGGTTATGCAATGCTCCTATTGTAATCAGAATTCCAATCGTGATCAGATTATAGTGTGTCGCTGGATGGCACACTATCACTTTCAGGTAGTTGAGAATTTTTGATTTCATAAACCTTTAACTGCTGATGCTCAGGAATGATCTTTCGTAATTCTACCACAAGTAATCCATTGTCAAAACTGACTGTGCCGATTTCTACATCATCTGAAAGGTTGAACCCTCTAGCAAACGTGCGAGTGGAGATACCTCTATGTACATATTCATCCTCACCTTTATTCTTTGGTGCAATCGATCTGACTAAAAGAACATTACTCTCTGTAGTAACTTCAATTTGCTCTGGTGCCCACCCTGCCAATGCTAGTTCGATTCTCCACTTAACTTCTGATTCTTTAACAATGTTGTACGGAGGGTATGCTTCATTAACACTTCCCATCCCGTAGGAATGCAGTCTGTAAAACAGATCATCAAATCCTACTGAGTATTTCTCTGCAGCATCTACCACTGCATTAAGATCTTTCGTCGTGAACTTTCTAAGTCCCGTCATTTGTTATGCTCCTAATTAAAGCGAGATTGTATTGTGTGATCCCCGAAGGCAATCAATATTATTTAACAAAAACTGTTATGTTATATACCGAACCTCTTTGTAAAGAATACCCCACCTACATAGTATTAGGACAAAAAACTCGATGGAAAAAATGAATAAGTTTTTACCTATCGTTATGTTATTGATGACAGCATCAGCAGCAAATGCAGGTGCCCTTACACATAAAATATCTTCCAGTGTTCAACTAACCGTTGATGCTGCTGCTACTAACGTCACAAGGTTAGGAAATTCCTACTCAATTAGTGGGACAAATGTCGGCACCTCTGACGGAACAACTTCTGGCATGCTTTCAACTGGAGCAATCACCAGTGGAATCTATTCCCCTGGTGCGATTTCAGCAAATCAACTTTCAGCAACTAACGGAGAAGCATTCTCTTTTAGCACTGCTTTCACACAGGGTGATGTAATCCCAACTTCTGCATCTACTGTTGGTGATGTAGCAGCATTTGGCAATATTACATCTACTGCTGCTGGTTCTGCTGGTTCTCTAGCTGGTACTATTTCTACTTCTGGTGCTCTCACAATCACGGCTGGAGGAGCTGGTACAAATGCTACGGGTCAGTTCGTAAGTGAACTCTCGATTCTGCACTAAATAAATGAAGGTCAGAGACTATGACTTTTGGAAAGACAATACTCTGGTCTGCTCTAAGTGTGGCGGTTGCAAGTGTCATACCTGCGACTGCCCTGGCGGTCCCCGTGGTCCCAAACTTCACACAGGGGTCAATGACAAGTCACACGGAAACAACATCGAAGGTGACTGAAACAATCAACTCTATAGATTATGCAACAGGATGGCAATACTCAGTATCGGGCACAAACGTGACCAGCGGGGGACAATCTCTCAGTCCCAACCCAACGACAAACTCAGTAATCGTGAATCCATTAGGAGGAACAGAGGGGCAAGTAACAAGCGCCAACTCTGGTCTAGATTTAAATGGACAAAGTTTCTCGATAGCAGAACCAGGAGCAGCATTCCAATTCACTCAGTCCTACATGGGACCAGGGGTAACAAATCAAACAGTAATCCAAAGAACAACAGAGGTTACCAGCGTAACAGATACTACAAGTATCTTTACCCAGTAATCGGGTTGTTAATTGCATCTCCCGTCAGTGCTGCTGATGTGGGAGGTGTTTCTGCGACTGCAAATCCAATCGCGAATAGCTCAGGCTCAGTGACCAACCAAGCTATTCAGGTTTTACAAGGTCCATACATCACTAACCAATATGGTAATGGTATCGCCTGTCAAGGACCGACTGCTAATATCACACCATTTATTACTCATGCTCGTAATGAAAAGGATCCATTTGCGACACACTACATGGAACCTCAATACGACAACAGAGATTTTGAAGGGCAACTAGTAGAAGTTCAAAAGAATGTAAAGAACTGGCCATGGGAATCTTGGTATGATGATAGAACATATACCAACTCAGATGGTGAGACTGTCCGTGCCTTTGAAGATGGTCAAGATATGACTATCATGGTAATGGAAATGTCAGGTGATGGTGTGCCTGATAATCCTGGTCGTGAACTCTGGAAGAAACCAGTAAGAACTGGTGATAGTAGAAATTACAGCACTAGTATTGGATTGTCAGCAACACTCTCTTTCCCACTTGATGGTGGATTACAAGAGCGTTGTAAGCAGGCAGCAGATACTCAGATCCAAATGCAACAACAAATGATTGCTAACAAAAGATTAGATTTTGAGATTGCGAGACTTAAAAATTGTGGTCAGTTAATGCAGCAAGGAATCAGTTTCCACCCTAAGAGTCCTTATTTTAAAGTGTGTGCTGATGTTGTAGTTAACAATGTCAATACAGTTAAGCAACATCGTCACTCTATCCCTTCGGTTTCAGTGCCGAACGTAGAATCTTTATCGCCCGATTCCTATCGCGTTGCTCCGCCTTCCTCTCAGTCGCAGAAAGTACAGGGGGTTTCTTACCCCGTAAGGTCGCAATCTTCTTCACCACTTTCTTCGTCACAGGTTTCACCACTTTCAACAAAAGATCAGCAAGAGGTTTTGCGAGCAGTGCAGAGGTCGTCGCAACTACAGCAATTGAGGCGGTAACAGTTATCATACCTGCTGATGGTATGTTCTGGACAATCTGATCTGGTATATTTAAATTCTCAAATACAGGGAGACATTCTTTTCCGACTGTCTCATACCTGGTAATCTTTTTATTACCCTCTAGGATTTTTCCTACAGGGTTTTTTAATTCTTGTGCTCTACTAGGACACTCTGCTTTTTCAGGAGGTGGTGGTGTATTTGTTTTTGATTCTGGTGGAGTAACTTCTTTTGCTTCTGGTGGTTTATATGGTGGAGGTGGTGGAGATGTTGTAGTTACTTCTAATCTACGTGGATCATAATCTATTGGACTATAACTAGGTGTCCCTGCATCACAGAATACTTGGACGCCATCCTTATCTTCTTCTTTGAGTGTTTGATTCTCACCACTATCCCTATGTGACTCAACACATCCAGGTATATTAATAATAGGAACACCCACCTGTGTAGTCACGGGTGGGTAAATTGGTAGTGCCTGTGGAGGATCTTTCATCCAATCAGGCGTTACATTAATATTTAAATTACGAATATTACCGATACCTATATTATTATTCGGAATATTAATATTAGGTATGTCCATCAGCAATCATTAAATACACTACCAACTGTAGAACCAAGTGAGGATCCTGCCTTCTGTCCTAGGAGCAATGCCCATCCACCTGCCAACCAACCCACGTAGGGGATGCTAGAGAGGGCAGGGACAGCGACTCCAGCAGCGACAGCACTACCTGCCATTGCACCTTGTGACCGTGCCCCAGCGTCCGCCACGATGCACTCTACTTCTTTTGCAGACTTTCCCTCGCCGTCTAATACGGCACCTCCTAGGTTGCGAGTGCCGTCCATTGTGAATTGATCACGACGGTACTCTCGCCTAACTTCGTTAGTATTACCACCAAAGAATCCACTTTTATTTTGATCCAAAGATAAAGATTTTTGGGATTCTAAGATAGCAGGATCGTTTGCTTTATATTCCACACTGTATCCGTCCCTATTAGATTCAACTCTATAAGATGAATAGTCACCTTTAGGGATATTAATAATTGGATACTGAGGTTTTCTTGTGGCATTAAGTAAATGACCAAGAACACCAATATGTGCTACAGCAATTAATGCTCCAACACTACCAATGACTATTTTAAATACAGGTGGTTTGTTGCCTTTCATGATCACATACCAAACGGAATAGCACCACCCGTTGTAGAAGGCATACCTATGGCACCACCAGTAACACTAGGAAGTTCTGGCATCGCTGCATCCATCATTCCAGGAAGTTGTCCTGCAATTGCTTCTGCTGCTGCAGCGACTTGTCCCTTTACGTTCTCAATAATAGAATCTTTATTAAGATATACTGCAGCACCACCACCAACAATACCAGCAGTTCCTACGAATGATAGCAGTGCTAAAACGTTAATTACTTTTTGCATTTTGTTCTCCGTTACATTTTGTATGAATCGTCAGTAGAAATTTTGATTGGTCCCTGCTCAAGACGAATAGTCTGTGAAGGTGCAGTCTGTGCTGCTTTCTCAATCAATCTTTCCATCTGTTCTTTGGTGATACCACCACCACCATTACCACCACCTTCTCCTGCTTTCTTTGCTGCCTGGACACCAAAGGTAGCTAAAACTCCAGTGAACACTGAGGCAATAAAAGTCGGATCTAGTTTTTGTTCAGGTATTCCAAGTGCTGGTGGAAGTTTGATGTATGCCAGCGTGAGTATTCCGCCAGACCAAACAAGGATGCCAAGCCTAACAAAAGTAGACAGAATCGCAAGCTGTTCTTCTTTATCATCTGCCGCCTCTTTAATTTTACCCAGAAGACCTTTCTTTTTAGGTTTCTCTTCAGTAGGTTTGGATACTGACTCTGACATATATCTACATTATACGGCAGCTCTATTTAGGATTCAGGAACCTGTCTTTTCTTACCTATATTATACTTAGACTCAAGCGTCCATTCACCCTTATCTTTAAATGAAATGACTTTAATTTGACTAAGTGGTGCAGCATCTTTGATTGCAGATTCTTTTACAATCTCTACAAGTCCCCAGTCAGACAGAAGTTTGATGATACGGTTACGTCGCTGTACATCATTGTCTGATAGGTTTGCTTTCTTACCATCTAAGGCAAACAATTCTTTGAAGTGAACAATATAATACTGCCCCTTCTTATGTAAAATATGACAAGACTGATATAATTTTTTCTCTTTACGAGAAGCAACACCAATACGAGTAAGAGTTTCACGCACCTTTAAGAAGTCATCAGGCTCCTTAAGAATGACCTCAACCATATCATCTTTAGTCCATTGGACTTCTTTCACTTCGTTCATCGTTTCTTACCCCCAGTATTCAGTTTAGTTCTAATGAAATCGATTTGAGTCTGAGTGAGAATCCTAAGTGCTTGTATTGCCTTTTCACTGGAGTATCCATAATATTGCTTGACAAGTTCAAGATCATCAACTTTTTGTTTCTTACCCCAAGGAGAAAATCTCTTGCGGGGTCTCACCGTATTTATAAAAAAATCGTACTGCAGTTTCTTATCAAGATGAGAATGCAGATTCATTTCATTAGCGACCATGATAGTATCTAGGTGTTGAGACATGCACCTATTAACCACATACACTGGATAGTTTTTCTCCCAGAGGGGATCTTCATCCATCAAATAATTTTTATTGAGATTGATAGAGTTCAAATAATCCTTTAGAGGATACCGTTCATCGTAAGCCATAATACTCTTTCAATAAAGTTTCATCATCATTGTTAACTGTCATGCTGTCAAATACAGCGTTGCAGTATATACCTCTGCTTCTTACATAGTGCAGAAAGAACTGTACATACTCAGTTCCTTGATACTTAGTGTTTCTGCTATGTCGAGCAATAGGACCCAAATACAATACAGCATCACCACGATTTAATTCAAATGATTGTATTGTACCATCAGGTTTTTCAATTTCAAAGGGCCATGAATGGTCTCCTTTCATATGTAAAGTTAATGAGATTTCACATGCAGCACGATCTACATGTGGAGGTAAGAAATCATTGTTACGATATATTCTTGCAAATGAATATGAAGGAACAACGGTCTCCTCAACTATAGAACTAATCTGGGGTGTCATTCTACACAATAATTCTACTGCACCAATTTGATTGTACAGAGCTGCTGCAGAATTCTCAGAGGACTTCATCGCTTTCATCAATTGATCATCTGTTGGAAAATGAAACTGTTCATCATATCTAATGAATTCATCAGCATAACTAACTGCTTCTTCTTCGCTGATTAACTGAGGAATGTATACAAAATACTCATCAATTAACTGTGTGTTCATACGACGTAGTTTAGAAGAAGTAGTTCTTTACGTTGTTGCTGCTCTTTCATATACTCACCAACTGATCGCATAGTATAAGTATGATCATACTCGTATGGTTTCCAATCGATGAATCGTGACTTGATTAAGTTAGAAGAATTATATGATACCATCTGATCACAAGCATGTCTATCACATGCAAAGAAAAACTCATCATGATCGAATCCTTTATGCATCCCACCCTTCTTACCGTAGAGATTAGACTTAATCTCATAAGGAGGATCTAGATATACAAACGATTCCTTCTTATTAGTTAGAAGTTCTTCGTATGACAGATTAGTAATTCTCCAGTCTTGGATAAGTTCTCCGTAGTAAGGGAGTTTGTCAATCCCTCGCATACTAAAGTTAGACTCTGACGCTTGTTTGCTGAAGGAACTGGACTCAGTGAGACCAGAGAAAGAGCACTTATTAACAATGTAAAAACTAACAGCACGAGATAGGTTGGATGTTGAATCATCGTTTATTTTCTCCTTAGCGTCTAAAAATAATAGTTTTGCTGATACTGGTTCTGGATGACGATTCTTAAGTTGAACCAACTCATCACGAAGTTTGCGACCATCATGCTGGAGTTCTTTCCAGAAATTATATAATGGTTCATACAAATCATTCACCCAGATATCCAGGTGAGGATACATCTGAGTGATGTAAAGAGCGACAGAACCTCCACCAACAAAGGGTTCCCGAAACTCGGTATAGTCTTTGAATAGTGGAAAGAACTGTGCCATCTTTTTAGTGGCACGAGACTTACCACCAGGATAACGAAGAGGTGTCTTTAACGATGTCATAGGATCAGTTTCTTAGTAGGAGCAGCAATTACACTGGTGCGATTGAACATCTTATTATACTGTTCTTCTAGATTAGGTGCAAGTTTAACGACAAACATTACAAACTGTCTAGGGACTAAGATCTCGTTCTCCTCAGGATCTTGTAAAGGTGCGAAAGGAACGAACCCTAATTGAGTGCCTTCTGCATTAGCGGGAACTGCAGTGATGGAATCACGTATAGTAATACCTTCTGCAGTATCCTCAACTACATCAGCAACAACATTTTCTCCACTGATAAGACGGATGTACTGTACAGTCATTTGATTTTCTCCACGATAGAATTAATAGAATTTGACATCTGATAATAACCAGATCCGATATAGATTTGTCCTGATACTACAGCAACTGTGGCAATGCCCCAGAAAACATAATACCAATGAGACTTAATTTGTTTGATCATTTAAAGTTACACTCTATCATAAGTTGAGTAAGACAAGCAAGCAGATTGATCTCCTGATCTACAACGAATGCGGACTTGTATTGATACTCAGCAATAATCAGAACTGCAGCAGCAACACTAGGACCATCCATTACAGAAGATAGATTGTCATATAGTTTACGCATGATTGCAGCAGGATCAGAATCTAAGTTCTGTGTTACCCACTTCTTAACATCGTTGAACTTCTTATTCTTAAGACTGCCAACTAAAGAATCGATATTGGCATCACCTAACGCCGCCAGAATACCAGTGTCGATAGACCCCGTGCTTGCATATCGCTGCAGTTCGTTAAGGGTTCTTCGGAAGTCTGGGAAGTATTTCTGGACGACTTCTGCAACAACTCTCGGAGCGAAGGTGACCTTCTCGCGCCCGAGGATATCTTCACAGCGTTTAAAAAACTTAGCAGCAAGTTCTTGCTTTGTCTGTCCTCTGACATTGAACTCTACGACCGTCGTCCTACTATGTAGAGGTTCGATAATTTTATTCTTGAAATTGCAAGTGAAGATGAATCTGCAATTCTTCTGAAATTCTTCGATGCTTGCCCTGAGGAGGAGTTGAACATCGGGCGTCGTGTTATCTGCCTCATCAATGATAAGAACTTTGTGCTTAGCAGAAGCAGTGAGAGACACAGTAGAGGCAAAGTTCTTTGCCTGATTGCGTACAGT